GGAAAGAGGGGGATTCGAACCCCCGATTCCCTTTAGGGGAATACACGCTTTCCAGATGTGAAGCTTTTCGGTATAACTACCTTAACACTAATTAATTACAGAGACCCGATTTTTAATTTGCAAGCTATTTGCAAGCACGCTATTTTTTCGAGTTACCCAATATGCAGAAATATTAAATATATTTAAATATATCCACATATATTTTGATATATCAATTTTTTCATTTATCTTTGCGTTTGAATTTATAACATAGTGCAAAGATATAAAGAAATCCCTTTATTCTAGCACACTTTTAGACTATTTAACATGGTTACATCGATTCAGCCAAATATAGACCCAACTGCCCGATATACTATATCGGAGACTTGCGAACTGTTGGGCATACATCGCAATACCCTACGTTCATATGTAAACGCAGGGTATATAAAGACTGTGCAGAAAATACACGGGCAACGCTTCAAGGGTTCAGAGATTCTTCGTTTCTGGAACTCTTTCGTATAAACATTGGCCCTGTACCTAACAACAGCCACTCACACGACACACCATACCCTTCAGCAAGATAAGCAAGATGCTCGACACGCAGGGTACGCTTATCTCTGTTATGCTTTAGGGTATTCATATTTCCGTAGTTCAGACCGAACTCTCTTGTGAAAGTTTGTAAGCCCTTTATTCTTCTTTGGTCTTTGAGGACGTCAAGCGCCTTGAAGAATCTGTCGCTTATATCCAGGGCACGATCGGGAATATTCAATTTCATTTCAACGCCATTTTTTCAAGTAAGTCCATTAGACGTGAATTGATTTCGTCCTGCCTCTCTACATGTTTTGTTATCGCCTCGGTCTGCTTTTTGATAATCTCAATCAAATCGGCATCATTTTGGATTCCGTTGTTCTGATTACCGGAGCCATTGTTCACATTGTTTTCTGCGTTTACGAATGGAGAAGGCTCTATCTCGAAAGCCTTGACCTCTTCCTCGCCATACTCATCGTACAGTTTTTGAAACTGCGCAGGCGTTGGGTCTATACCCTCTGATTCGTATCTCGAAATGTTAGATTGGGAAATTCCCATAATCTCTGCCAGCTTGGACTGAAACAGTCCGTGAGCCTTTCTGAATTCCTTATATTTGAACATATCTGTATAAATTTGTTAAATTTAACTAAATATCTTCGATATATTTGCATATATCAGAATATATTTGTATCTTTGCATAAAGATATAAAACATAGTGCAAAGATAATGGAAAATATTCAAACATCAAACACTTTTGAGGAAAAATCTCAAAAAATGACCTTAAAAGGTTATTATCAGGGGTTGCCTTTGAGAAGCGCCCCACGATACGACTTCATCACGGAAGTTGCTAAATGCTGCAAGGTTACCGAGCAGACAGTTAGAAATTGGGTTCTATATGGTGTGAAGCCACAGCAGCATATCCACGTAGAAATATTATGTAAGCTAACGGGCATTAGCGAGGAGGACCTATGGAAGGATTAGAGTTCTATATGTTCGAGGGTGAACTATGGTGTAAGACTTCAGACGGAAAGAATTTCATCGTTGACGAGACTCATACGGAGTTAGCGAAATACATTCTGGAAAAGGTTCGTGCTTGCTATCCGGAAGCCTACAAGGCGTTGGAGAAGATTTATTCCAAGAGTGCACCTAACGAGAGTTACTACCAGTACCTCATGATGCGTCGATTTTGCAAATGCAACTTTTGTCGACTCGACACTACAGCTTTTGATGTTGTCGATGTTGACAAGGATGGAAAGTTCAACTTCGAGAAGGTCGAATGTCCAATGCGTGGTGAATGTCCTTATGAAGGTATCGTATGTTTGCCAAGGTTTAATGCTAATCTCTCTACTGCGGAGCTGCGTGTGATGAAACTGCTTTACGAGGGACGAAGCGAGCAGGAGGCGGCAGCGGAGCTATTCAACTCTCCGAACACGATACACCAGCACGTTAAGTCTGTGTATGTAAAACTAGGAATACATAAGCTCTCTGAGTTTATAGCCTATGCGAATAAGAATAATTTGTTCAACAATTAAATATTAGATTATGCCAATTATTAGAAAGAATGACGTTGTTACAGAGCGTCCAGTGATTATCGTACTCTATGGTACCCCAGGTACCGGTAAGACATCTTTGGCTACTACAGCCAACAGTCCTTTACTCATCGACACCGACCGCGGCTTTGACCGTGCCGTCCAGCGCCCAGACATTGTTGTCACGGCTTCACGCTGGGAGGACATCTATAACGCAGAGGTTATCGGTTCCTATGTTGTTGAGGATGGCAAGCAGGTTTGGAAGCCAGGTTTGATCAGTGAGTGTAAGACCATCGTAGTAGATACTGCCAAGGCTATGCTCGATGACTATCTCAACGCTTTTGCTATTCAGCAAGACCCTAAGCTGGGAACTAACTCATTGAAGCGATATGGCGTGATGGGAGAATTGTTCAAGCAGTTTGTCGGCATTCTCCGTTCTAACAACTCTGACATCATCTTCATCTGCCACGATAAGGAGACGCAGGAGGGAGACTACATCAAGCATTCTCCAGACTGTACAGGACAGAGCAAGGACTTGCTCATCCGCATTGCGGACCAGGTAGGCTACATCTGCAAGGAGAACGGCAATCGTGTCATCAAGTTCGAGCCACAGGACAATCGTGTTGGTAAGAATGTTGCAGACCTGCAGGACACTTGGATTCCAGCTTACGGAACAGAAGAGTTTGACACTTGCATGGCAGACATCATCAAGAAGGTGAAGAAAGCCATCGTGAATAAGTCTGATGCTCAGGCTAAGGCGCAGGAAGCCGTTGATGATGCCCGAAAGAAGCTTGCAGCCGTGGAGACTGTAGATGATGCAAATGCGCTCATCGAGGTAGCTCACGGATTGAACAAGATTCATCAGAAGGCATTCATGAATCAGATGATTAAGGAGCTTGCCGCCAAGGGCATTGACTTTGACAAGAAAGGCAAGAAGTTCGTCAAGCACGAGGATGCAGCATGATGAAGCCTTTGATTAGAGTTACCCAGCTAGAGAGCTTCAGACGATATATGTCTGGCGAATATGCTTACGTTACAGAGCAGGACGTTATAGACAATATCACAAAGAAGTTCGAGGGCAACGATTACACAAGAATAGGAACTGCCTTTCACTCCATCGTGGAGACTGGCAGTCCCCATTGCTTCAAGGAGCCGGAAGGTGTTCGTCATTTCACCTATTATAAGAAAGATAAGACAGAACCCGTTCCAAAGGGAAGAAGGTTCGTCTTTGATGAAGGTGAAGCGATTCTCGACATTCCTCAATGCAAGGTTGCTTTGAAATACAGAAATGAGCATCCTGGCGCCTTTCATGAGGTTCGTGAATACAAGGATTTCGGCGATGCCGTTGTCACGGGATGTGCCGATATGATTGACGGACTAGAGATAAGAGACATCAAGACTAAGTACGGACCGGTATCAGACAAAGACTATATAGACAGTTGCCAATGGCAGCTTTACCTAGAGTTGTTTGAAGCTGATGTGTTCCATTTTGACTTGTTTGTCTTTGAGGGCTACAATAAGGATAAGCACAAGGGAGACGTGAGAGGTCTCAAGCTTACTCCTTACGAGCCAGCAATCACTTGTTACAGATACCCAGGTATGGAAGACAAGAATCACGCGCTATTGCGTGACTTCCTCAAATGGGTAGAAATGAGAGAATTATTACCATATTTACCATTAACAGAATCAGATGGCTAATACAATGACAGGAAGGGTATTGCTCATCGGCAATGTCGAGGAAATACCCAGCAAGAGCGGCGGAGAGCCGTTCAGAAAGAGAGTTGTGGTTCTTAACTGTACACACTCGAATTACGGAGATGTGTATGAGAACTACCCAAGTTTTGAATTCAGCGGAAAGCACGTGGATGATCCTGCGGATTTTGCGGTTGGCGAGATTGTTACCATATCTTTTGCTCTTCAAGGTACCAAGTATCAGAAGAGTGCAAATGACCCGATAAAGTATTTCAATACCATTTCGGGTTACAAGATAGAAAAGTATCAGAGAGGCGCCAATACGCAGCAGCAAGCACCTCCACCACCGCAGCCGCAAGGAGCTCAGTCACCGGCACCGCAGCCGGGCAAAGATGATGACTTGCCATTCTAGTTATGATTTTCAATCTCAACAATGACAAGGATAGGGCAGACTATAAGGACTATTGCAATGGTCTTTACATGGATGCCTTGAAAAGCGGAAAGGGTTTTATCGTGGAGGTGAAGAAAAAGCACCGTCCACGTTCCCTTGCCCAAAACAGCTATCTGCACGTTTGCCTTCAGTATTTCGCATCAGAGTTCGGCTACGATGAAGAATATGTGAAGTATAACATTTTCAAGCAGATAGTGAACAGAGAAATCTTTGCGAAGCAGAGAACAAACAGAAGAGGACAGCCTGTAACCTATTGGAGAAGCACGGCTGACCTTGACACAAAAGAATTAACAGACGCTATTGAGAAGTTTCGGAACTATTCAAGTATGGTTGCAGGGTTGTATATACCAGAACCTAATGAAGAAGCAGCCTTGCTTGAAGCTCAGAAACAGATAGCATTATATGAAAAGTATTTATAATTATGAAATCAGATTTGAAAAATTATGTTCCAGAGAACATTGAGTTTGTATTGGAGGACGGTGTAAAAGACATGTTCCCAATGGAGTTGGACTTCCTCGCTTTGACCGAGGAGAACCTTTGCGGAGAGAAGCCTTTGAAGAATAAGGCAGACATCCTTAAATTTGTCGGAAAGCACTTCACTGCGACCTTCCCAGACAATGAGTTGGTTACCCGTTTCCTTGATGAGTTCGAGAAGAAGAACATCAGAGAGGAGTATTGCACACTCGAAGAGAATGTGGTACCAGCTCGCAAGCTGGAGTTGGAGGAGGCTTTGGAAAAAGCCAAGAAGATGAAGAAGGACGCAGAAGAGGCTTATGCTTCTGTCCTTATGGAAGTAGCCAAATATGCCGCTGAGGTGCGCCAGGGAACTGTTGACATGCGTCTTAAGTCAAAGGACGTGTTCTGTATTGCATTGGCAGGTTACTATCTCGTATATAACTGGGATGCAAATTCAGAGAAGTTCCTGCTCGCTAAGGCTTATGCCATTCCAGACCGTTCTGAGATTTGGGCTAACGAGGTCAAGAATCGCGAGAGTATGAAGGAGGTCTTCGGATTGGAGTTCCCGGAAGAGGAGCAGCCAAAAGAAGAGGCTCAGTCAGAGCAGTCTTCAGATGATGACGATGATGAATTACCATTCGGCGAGTAATGAAGTACACTCTTAGAAATTATCACTAGCAAGGCTGACAAGAACGGATTGGTTATCCTGCCTACGGGTGCAGGAAAGAGTTTGGTGATAGCAGATATTGCCTCTCGCCTGGAAGGACCGCTGTTAGTCTTTCAGCCCAGTAAGGAAATTCTTCAGCAGAACTTTGCCAAGCTGCAAAGCTATGGTATCTTCGATTGCGGTTGCTATAGTGCTTCTGTAGGATGTAAGGATATAAACAGAATAACCTTTGCAACCATCGGAAGCGTGATGAATCATATGTCAGACTTCGATTGTTTCAAGAACATCATAATTGACGAATGTCATTACGTAAACTCTAAAGCTGGGCAGTACAAGGAGTTCATAGAAGCGAAGAACAGACAGGTTGTTGGATTAACAGCCACGCCATACCGTCTTGATCGTGCCGAAGGAGGTTCCATCTTGAAGTTCCTCACAAGAGTCAGACCTAGAATATTTTCAAAGGTCATCTATTGTTGTCAGATTGGAGAGCTGCTTTCCAAAGGTTATCTTGCAGACTTGCATTATTACGATTTGACAGAATTGGATTTAAGAAGAGTCAGAAGCAATTCCACCGGTGCAGATTATGATGAAAGAAGTCTCCTCGCAGAGTATGAGCGTTGTGGATTCTATGATAAGCTATCAAATACAGTAGTCAAGGTTCTGCAGCCTAAAAGCGGCATACCTAGAAAGGGAGTACTTGTATTTACCGCTTTCACAAAGGAGGCCAGGCAGTTGGTTGATAAGCTTCAATCACTCAGAATCAATGCCGCCATCGTGACAGGAGAAACGCCTAAAAAGGAGCGTGAAGCCATTCTTGAAGGATTCAAGAGGAGAGAAATAAAAGTTGTTGCCAACGTTGGTGTACTGACTACGGGATTCGACTACCCTGCCCTAGACACCGTTGTCTTGGCACGCCCGACGAAATCTCTCGGGCTCTACTACCAGATGGTAGGTCGCGCTATCAGACCTTTTGAAGGCAAGGATGGGTGGATAGTTGACTTGTCGGGAAACTATAGCCGTTTCGGGAATGTTGCAGACCTCTTTATTAGCAGACCTCCAGGAACCACAAAATGGGCGGTATATTCTAGAGGAACACAATTAACTAATGTCGTACTAAGATGAGCGTTCTAAATGAGCTTATTGAATATAAGCAAAGAGATTCCGCATTAGGAACTGAGTATTTAACTCTCTGTCCGCATTGCAGAAAGGGAGTATTTACACAAGAACCAATTTATGTAGGAAGTTTAGCTTGCCGTTTATGTATTGATTTTGTGAACATGACGGATAAATATGTTACATGTAAATTCAAAAGAAATGTTTCCATTTTATAAGAAAAAGAAGAAATCTCCTTCTGCTCCCAAAAAGAGAAAGAAGAGTAAGCCGGATTTAGTCAAGAGGCTAGACAAGGTGTTTGCATTGTATATTCGTCTGAGAGACTGCATGCCAAGCGGCATGGGACAATGTATCAGCTGCGGAAAGATAAAGCCGTACAGAGAGCTTGATTGCGGTCATTTCTTCGGACGTTCCAACATGGCCACCCGATTTGATGAAGATAACTGCAATGCAGAATGTATCGGGTGCAACAGAGTGAAGTCAGACCATCTTATATACTACCAGGAGAATCTGATAAAGAAGATTGGTGTTTCCCGATTTTCCACCCTGCGAGAGCGTGCTCACTCCATCAAGAAATGGGATGATGATGAGTTGGAGAAAATGATCAAGTATTATACTAATGAAGTAAAGAGGCTGAGTTATGAGAAGGGTATCACCGTTAATCTGTAAAAAATATAAGTCCCCAGCGTTTCACAACACCGAGGACTTGAACCAATTAAAATCCTATAAAGATTATACTTTAAAGGGATTTGTTTGCAAAGGTAATGAATTATTTTCAAATTGCCAAATAAATCCCATAAAAAAAGCCCGCTCACCAGCAGGCTAAAGAGGAATCCTATAGCATTCTTTTTTAACAGACGCTATGGAAAAAACTTGTTGCAAAGGTACTAAAAAATATCGAGATAGCCAAATATATATTCAAATATATTTTGGTATTTTTGAATATTTAACTTAATTCTTTTGCATATATCAGAATGATTTCGTAATTTTGCATTAAAGAGGAAATATTAGTAATAATTAAAATATTATACAATATGGAAGAGACGGAATTTCTCAGAGATTTTGAAGGAATCAAGGACTACAGAACGTTCTTGGTAGGCTTGGACAAACAGTTCAAGTCGGCAGGTGTGTTGTATCGTGAGTTTAAGATTTTGGAGGGGATGGCTTCTATAGCTTTAAAGATTAGCCCTTCTATCCACAATTTTATCTCTAAGCAGCAAAGTGCTGTTTACAGTAAGTTACAGACAGAAGTTGACTCCCTGGCAAATAGTATAAAGCGAGGTAAGATATGCTTCATTAAGAACGAGGACTTGAACCAATAATATGAGATATAATTGCATCAAAAATAGTGATTCTCCAGAAGTAATGAGAGCAAGGATGAAGCACGGCATAGCTGCTTACGGCATCTACGTTGCTCTTATGCAGCTATTGGAGGAAGACGAGGATCATAAGCTGTCAAAGGATTACTCCATGATAGCTTATGAGATGCGTGTTGATGTTTCTGTGGTGCAATCTGTAGTTGAGGATTTTGATTTATTCGAGGTTGAGGAAGAATATTTCTATTCTAAAGAACTTTCAGACACTATCGAGCAGGCAAGAAAAGTCAGCGAAGCAAGAGCTAGAGCTGGTCGTGCAGGTGGTGCAGCAAAGGCTAGAAATTTTGCTGAAAATGCTAAGGAATCTTCTAGCAAATGCCAAGCAAATGCTAGAAAAAACGTAGCAAATGCTAGCGATTCTCTAGCAAATGCTAGAAAAAACGTAGCAAATGCTAGCGATTCTCTAGCAAATGCTAGAAAAAACGTAGCAAATGCTAGCGATTCTCTAGCAAATGCTAGAAAAAACGTAGCAAATGCTAGCGATTCTAAAGAAAACGAAAAAGAAAAAGAAAAGCTTCCCCCTAAAACCCCTATAAAAGAAAAAGAAAAAGAAAAAGAAAATTGTCTTAGCAGACGGCTGAGTTCTAACGAACTCTTTCTCTCGCCCGAGCGTACGAGCGCGTGTAAGAAGCCACCGAAAGAACATACTATATGCCATAGAGGTCGGCAGATATTCGAGGCTTATTTCCTAGAGCTATACGGAGAGCCATATTATTGGCAGGCTAAAGATGCGAAGGCAATGAACTCTATCCTAAAGAAAATCGCTTTCGCTAGAAGTCACAAAAACTCGCCGCTGCCGACGGATGATGATAGTCTGTTAAAAGCATGGGGTGAGTTCCTTCGTCTTATTGACAAGACTTGGATAATGAACAATTTCTCTGTCAACAAGATAGACTCTCAGTATAACGAGATAGTTTCAGAAATGAAGAATCATAAACAAAACGCAACAAGCAATGGAAACAATACAAAGACAGGATGGAAAGCTCCAGACCACAAAGACACATCAGCGTATCGGTCGGGGTTTGGAGTTGCCGTTGGAAAATAGAGAGGTCAAGAACTTTCTTTACTATGCCTACAAACGAGAGGTAGAGAAAAGAAAAAGAACGTTCGTCTTCACTGACGAGCTAAAGGAAGCAATATCGAAAGCCGGGGATTTTCTTACTACAGAGACCAACTTTTACGGGCTGTTTATGCCCGGCAGCATTGGAAACGGCAAGACTACGATGCTAAAGTCTATTCGAGATTTGCTAGTCTATCTTGTGGACTCAGACAAGATTAGCTATTGCGAGGGTGACAAATATCCGCGTTTCGTCAAGGCTAGAGATATGGCTTACATGATTTGCGAAGACAGAAACGAGTTCAGAGCAATCATGAACGCCAAGTTTCTCTTGATTGACGATTTGGGTGCCGAGCCAACGGAGATAGTCGCTTACGGAATGCACTACAAGCCGTTTGACGAGTTGTTGGACTATCGTTACGAGCAGATGCTGCCCACGATTATCAGTTCAAACCTAACGGCCATTGACATCGGACAGAAGTACGATGACCCAAGAATCGTAGATAGAATGCATGAAATGTTTGACATTTTAAGTTTTGAGGAGGTATCGTTCAGATGAGTTTAGCACAATCACCATATCAGAATCAGCCATTAGTGAACGACCCTAAGGCTGAGCAGTATGTTATCGGAAGTCTTCTCATTGACCCTACGGCTTATACTGTAGTCAGTCAGTATCTAGACGAAGACTGTTTCTACGACCCTATATGCCGCGACATCTGGAAAGCCGTTGACAATATGGGCAAGCACGGCATGCCGATAGATATCATATCCGTATCATCCGAACTTGGCAAGCAGAAGTCGAACGTGACTTCGTTGGACCTGATGAACATTTCGGCACAGATTGCTTCATCAGCTCATATAGAGTACCACGCCATCAGATTGCAAGACCTTGGCAGGCGAAGAAAGCTATGGGTAGTAGGCCAGCAGCTTTCCAAGGTGGGGCTGTCAGAAGAGGTACTTACCGCAGACGCACACCAAGAGGCTATAGAGAGTATCGGAGGAGTATTCGAGAAGGCGGATGGAGTGTTCACGCTCAATGATGCCATGAACAGCCTAAACGAGATTATGGTTAAGAACGCCACCGTTGGAGGTGTTACGACAGGAACCAAGACCGGTATGGAGCGATTCGATGAAAAGGGAGGTCTGCAGAAGTCTGACTTGATTATCGTAGCCGGCGAAACTTCTCAGGGAAAGACGAGTCTTGCGCTTTGTATGACAAGACACGCCATCGAAAACGGAGCAAAGGTTGCTTTCTATTCTATGGAAATGACGAAGGAGCAGCTTACGGCACGCCTGCTTTCCGCCAAGACGAACATTCCGGCCAACAACATCCTTTATTCGGGCAGTCTGGCTCCAAGTGAGATAAGGATGATTGATGATGCTAGAGGCAAGTTGCCCGGAGAGAATTTATTCTTTGATGACAAGAGTACGTCAAACATAGACTCTATCCTTCTTTCCATCCGAATGCTTAAGATGCAGAAGGACATAGACGGAGCCGTAGTTGATTACTTGCAGATTCTTAATGTAAACTCCAGGAGTACGAGTTTCAGCAGGGAGCAGGCTATGGGTGATGCCGCACGAAGATTCAAGAACCTCGCCAAGGAGCTGAACATATGGATCATTGCCCTAAGTCAGTTGTCTAGAGATAGCAACTGTCCCGAGCCGAACTTGAACAGACTGCGTGATAGTGGACAGATAGGAGAAGCTGCCGATGTTGTCATCCTAGTCTATCGAGCAGAGTATTACAACAGAGCGTACCCTGCCCCATTCGACAATAAGGATGACTACCCTACTGACGGAACGGCTATGATAGACGTTGCCAAGGGACGTAACATCGGAACATTCAAATTCTTTATGGGATTCAACAAGAATACGACAAACTTTTTCAAGACAAATTTAATCAACGAGGAAGTGCAGGTTCCTTTCGAGAAGCCAGAAGAAACAGATGCACCATTCTGATAATCAGACAGTTACAAAGTATTAAAATTTAGTATTTTTAACTAAAATAATCGTTGGTATATTTGCATATATCAGAAAATTTTCGTACCTTTGCATATAGATAAAAGGTAGTACTTTTGACTATTCAGAGCCTACCTTACAAGTTGAACCAATTAAAATATTAAAGATTATGGAAAAGAATTTTAATGCCAAGAGTTATTTAAACTGGTTGATAAAAATGGGTAAACTTCCTCGCATTGAAGAGGGAATAGATATCGAAGAGTATGCAGAGAACGCTCAGCGAGCAGCCGAAGATGAAGGTCTTAGCCTTGAGTACGCCGAGAGAGTATATGACGCTGCATGTGAAGACTTATAAGTTGAATCAATTAAAATTATAAAGATTATGAATACAAAAGTAAACTCGCTTAATGAAAAGCAAAGAAAGATGTGGGAAATGATTCGAATAGAATTGAATTATGAAGACACGGATGAAGACTTCAATGAATTTAAGGATGAAGCTGAAGGTCTGCTTGCAGACGATGAGGAAGATTTCTATGTTACATACAACAGTATGAATGGCATTGATGCTTCTGATGTGCTAGACCTCATTAACGCATAGTAATCATCAATGATTCATAAGGCTATGGAAGAATCTTTATCAGAGTACATGCTTCGCAGATTCTGTTCTGCTTATCCATCGGTTCCAATTACGCTTTCAAAAGTCAAGGCTTATCTTGACACGGTTGATGATTGGAGAGAGTTAGATGACAGCCATTTGGCACTATTATACAATTTTAATCTTAAAAAATAGAAAGGGAATAATTATGAGAAATTCAAATTTCAAACTTATTAAATCATTGGGCTACGTGGTCGTAGTCGCCAGTATGGCGGCATATTCAACACCACAAGAGTATTGGAAGAACGTCGAGGACGGTTGCTTGTATGGTCACGTTGGAGACAGCATGGAAGAGTATAAGCTCTTGATGAAGGAAGGCATTATGTAAAGGAGGAACGGTCATGGGTTTAATCGAAGAAATCAGAGCAGCTAGAGTTTCTCAACTCACAGAGGAACAAAAGGAAAAGCTTCTTGCTTATATCAAGAAGTACTTGACGCAATATGATTACGCATTAATTGGTGGCGCAGCACACTTTTCGTATGATTGGGAAATTCCAGACCCAGATGGCAAGGATTGGTGGAGAGACTGTTATGCTCCATACAAACTCCATCCAGCTATTACGGATTGGCTGACCAGTCTTGGCTTTACGTGCAGACGCTATTATAACAGAGGTGGTGTTGATCAGGGAATATGTGTAAGAATATAAACAAGTGATGTGGCAACTGTGCCAAGCACATAAACCAAATGAGTTATGAAATACGTAGATTATAAAGCCAAGCAGCAAAAGGTGTTCGACAAGCTCCCTATGAAAGCTGCATTCGGAGATAAGCAGTTCAAGGAAATGATGGCAGAATGGGGTCTTACCACAAGCAAGGAAGACCTAGAAAAGATATGCTCCATCGGTGCCGGTGCTTATTGCCTCAAAGAAGACAAACATCTTTTTATCGAGTTCGCAGAGCGTTCCGTCAAGGATGATGAGGAGTTTTACTCTGATGACGAGAATCTGAAGGATGCTCTCATTTATGAGTTTGGAAATCATGAATGTGGTTACACTTGGGAGTTCGAGAATGGAATCACAGCATTAGGATTCACGGTCAAGGAGTTTCTTTCAGACAAGCGTAAAGCTAAGGTATTCGCGGAGGCAAGAAAAGAATTTATAGACAAATTGGAGGGCTAGCTATGTTGGTAAAGGAAATGGTTCAGTACAAGAGAACTGCTGATATGGAAGAACTCTATCTGATGCTCAATAATGATTCTGTAGCCTACGACCTTTGGCACGATGCTGCAGAAAAGTACGCCCTAAAGATGGTAAACGGAGAAGCAGTAATGATGGAGAATGTCGCCCATGTGATGATTGCGAGGGTCACTCAGTCTTGCGACAGGTTGATCAACTGGCGCAGAAAGCTGATTACCGATGCCCTAAATATTACTAAGGAGCAGAAAGAAATTGTTGCGTGGCAGTGGTTCTATAATAGTATGATGGATTTATATACTTATTATAAAGGTAGGCAAAAGTAGGGTTTAACATAACGGGTAGTAAGGACACCCACAAGTTAGATACCTTATTCTTATCTGGCAGCCGGAAAGACGGCAGCCTACCTTCTAATAAATATACAATATGAAGGATTACGATTACTTATCTCTTATATTAGAGATTTCCCCACAGCATCAGAGCTGTTCTGGAGATATTAGGGATTACGAGTATGTTTGCAGACTGGATTGTGTCGGTGACCATAATGAAATATTGGAATTTATGCTTCAATGGGATTATGGAGAAGATACATCAGATACACAAACTGAGTTAGACAAATATGAAGATGTGCTCATCGAGACAGATACACATATACTTGCAAAATGTGAGTCCAGGAACTTCGGCTGGCAAGGTGACGCATTCTTCCTTTATAGAAAGGATAAAAAGAAATGAAAAATATTTATCATATACATCAGTCTTCCAATTCCTATTGGGATAGTCATTGGACAGACACAGATTATTATCTGTGCGATAGCGAGGAGGAATACCAGCAGAAATTGGCTGAATATACCGAGGAGCGTAAGCAGATTGAGAAGGATTTTAAGGAGAATCCAACAGAGGCCAACAAGTATCGTGCATTGTTCTTTCAGCTCAGCAAGGAGCAAAAGGTACATGCTAACGAATACTATTACGCACATGAATGGTGCGGCAAGGAGTTCGATGCTTTTGGTTTCTGCTGGAGTAAGAGGTTGGAGAGAAGCACGCATTACAAGTACTTCTTGAAGCCGGGTTCCGTAACAAATGAAAGCGTAAGTTCTGCCGTTGGCAGATTTACAGGATATGGAAGTTAAACTTAATAAGATTGGAGGTGATTTATGTAAAAACAAGTAGTATTATCACTAACAGGTCGGGGATTTATTATATAACAACAGTAATAATGTTCTATATTTTGTTGGCAGCTCGGAAAGACGGCACCCGACCTTTAAAATTTAATCATTATGGAAATAGAAGAATTAATAAAAATAGCAGAGTCTGATTCCTGGACTGTCACCGAAGAGGAATACACAAATGGGAAAGGATTGCTCTTTTCGAAATATTCACCTGCAGGTCAAGACTTCTCTATATCAATCGAACCATTTGAAAGTGCGGAAGAATTGATCAACTGCATCCACCAGCGTTACGTAGAATTTGATGCTGACAGTGAAACATATTTATGGTTAGACAACGATGGCCATGGAAAGAACGGAGCACCATATCACATGAGGGATGTGCTGGAAGACATGGAATCTTGCAAGAAGATGATTTACGACTTATTTATTTGTTATCGGGACGCTTATGAAAAGAAGTGAATTATTTATGGCTTGCGCCAACGAGTACAGTTATAGATGCAATTCCGATTGCGACAACTGTCAGCTATACCTTCGTTACTTAAAAGAAAAGGAGGATTGATTATGAAAGGGAAAGATATTATCTCGGTCAGCAGTTTTGGCGTACAAACATACTATCCTATCGGACAGAAGCTTAGCATAAACGGGAAAACCTGCGTGGTAGCGGAACGTGGAGATTGTGTTAATTGCGTCGTTTGTGTACCTAACGTTCCACTTCACGATCAAGAAGTTACTTGTGCAAATTTAGCTTGTACTGCTGACGAACGAGAAGATAAAACTAGTGTTCATTTTAAAGTGGTTTAATTATGAAGGTATATCTAATTTATAAAGATGATGCCTGGCATACAAAGGGAAGCGGCGAATTGCTTAGAGTAACTGATGACCTTAAGAAATGCTACGCAACAGCCGAGGCAAACGGAGCTTCGGAAGAGCAACTTAGAGATTTGCGCAATATTGGGCAAAGTCAATGTAGTGGTAAAAGCTACGAGTTTAACATTGAAACATGGGAGGTTACATAAAATGAAATATGATGTTTGCATTCAAGAAACTTTGAGTAAGACAATAACCGTAGAGGCAGATACAAACACGGATGCTTGCTCTATGATTAGAGAAAAGGTTAATAATGGTGAGATTGTCCTTTCTGCTGACGATTTCACTGGTTGTAGAATTATAACAGCACAGGAAGCTTATGGAAGTGAAGACAACGAAGACTGAGTACAGAGAACTGCTTAACGTTCTAGAAAAAGCAGCTAATCTGATTGACGAAAAAGCAACTCGAGCCAGAGAACTTGATTTAGCTAGAAGATTAAGCAGGTCAAAGGCTTTGCTGGTAAAAAGAAATGGCAGTCTTCAAGGAGAAAGCGGCGATAGTCATTAACGGCATCGTGTACGTGGCGGAACCAATGGATGACTGCGAGGATTGTGCGTTTTGTACGGGCTTGGCACAATGCAGCGTAGATTTCATTTGCATCTCTATGAGAGAAGCATTCCGTAAGGGATTCAGAAACAAGCCTATCGGTTTCAAAAAATGGAAAGGTTATGAAAGGAACAGAAACATTCAAGAAGGTAATCAAGGCATATCTTGACAAGCGTGCAGCAGAGGACGAGCTTTTTGCGAAGGATTATGCCAATCCGGGCAAGAACATCGATGATTGTTGCGACTTTATTATCTCAGAGGTCAAGAAATCCGGAAGGAATGGCTTTGATGATGATGAGATTTACGGAATGGCAGTTCATTATTATAATGAAGAAGAAGTCTCATTTACTAAGAATCAGAATTGCACCATTGTTACAAATCTCTCAGACCAGACCAAGGAGAATCTGGAGAAGAAGGCTGAGGAGGAGTTCAAGCAAGCCAAGATCATGGAGCTCAAAAAGAAGGAGTCCGCAGAGAAGGAACGCTTGAAGAAGAAAGCCGAGGCTCAGAGAAAGAAGGATGCAGAGATTGGGCAGTTGAGTTTGTTTGATTTTTAAATATGTGAGTTATGAAGCCAAGAAATAAGACAGAACGTGAAGTTGTAAAACTCTCAGATAGAATACCGGAGTTGTCAGATAAGCAACGCGAGTGGGCCATCAAGACTTGCATCTCTGAAGATGATGCCTACAAGTATGGTGACAGATTTTCAAGAGGGTGTTTCTATCTTGTATGCACATTCAAGGGATGGCAGGTTCTCAGGTACTTCCAGGTAAGAGTGAAGTTCCGGTTCCACAAGATGGTTAAGGAGAAGATTTACTTCAAGGAGTGTATGCAGCAATGGTTGAAAGACGGGGAATATGTTTTTCTTGCCAAGCAGAGAACTAGCGGATATACCGTAGATGCTTTTTCTGCTTTTGGAAAACTGGAAGTAAGAACGCATACTTTATGGAGCGGTTTGGGCGACCCTCGCGATATCGGATTCGATGGAGTATATTACGCTTCAGTCCAAGGCAAATATAAATATGCTCTCAGAGACTTCAAGAAAAAGATTCCGTGTGACGAAATCTTCCGTTCCGTTAATGCTAACACATACAATGAAACTCTCATGAGACGTGATGTTGATATGTGGAGAATGTGCAAGTATCACGAAGCTGTCTTCGATAGAGAAAGAATGTCTGCCGTCAAGATTGCTGTCAGACACGGAAAGGCTGATTATATTTATGATAGCTTGTGGTGGGATATGCTCGATAGCATCATATATCTTAAGAAAGATGTACGTAACCCTTCTATAGTTTGCCCGGAGAATCTTCGTGAGGCGCACGACAAGTGGCTAAAGTCAGCAGACAATAAGAAAAAGAAAATGGAGGACAGAATGGCTAAGCTGCGTTTGATTGCGGAAGAGAAAATGCAACTCAGATATCTAGAGCAAGTTGCTAAAGCCGAAGAGGAGAATAAGAAAAAGGCAGAAGCAATGGCTAATGTATATGTTGACAGAAGAAAGCAGTTCTTTGACATTGACATAAAGGATGGCGCCATAGACATACAGGTTCTTAAGTCCGTCCAGGAGTTCTTTGAAGAGGGCAAGGAAATGGGGCACTGCGTATTCAGAAACGGCTATTACGATGTGAACAGAAAGCCGAACTGCCTCATACTTTCTGCCAAGGTAAACGGGCAGCGTATGGAGACTATCGAGGTAAACTTAGCCGATGTTACCGTTGTTCAATGCCAGGGCCACAGAAACATCAATTCAGCTTTTCACGATGCCATTCTGAAGCTTATCAAAGACAATCTGTGGCAGATAGAATCTAGACTTCCGAACAGAGCAAGCAGAACGGCGTAATTTTTAGTATTTTTGGCTAAATTTTCTGTTTGATATATTTGCATATATCGGAATTTTTTCGTATCTTTGCGTATGAAAAGAGCCTATTTTGCGGTGTTTTTGACTATTCAAGCCGCATATATGCACAATTTTATGTTAAAATATAGTTAATTTCGGATTTTTAGTATTTAATCATTAAATATTTTATTAAATTTGCAGCGATGGAATACGATTACAGTAAGCTCAGAGAGTTCATCAAGCGTTGTAAGTGGCAATGGGCTACTTCGATGATAGACGTTCCTCATGAGTACATTCACAGAGACAAGTGCGCATTGACAAACGACGAGTTCTATTACTTCGTCAGCGCACAGCGAGACAATGGAGTCCATGAAAGATGGGGAAAGTATAATTTCCCGTACCTTTACATTGACGGTTACAAGTATTGGACGATGGGCGATCCATTCGAGACTACTTGGATTCTGAACAGACAGAAGGTTTTCAACGAGTTCGACTTCCTTGAGTGGCCGGTACCGCGAATCTATTCGAACCAGGAGATGGACGTGATGGCAAAGTCAATCATGTTCACGTTCAAGGACAGGAAGTTTTTCGAGGCTGGCATCGGAAATGGAGATTTCGTAGCCTACACCAAGATTAAGCCGGAAATGTATTACGGTGTTGATCCAAGCAAGAAGGCTATCAAGCTGTTCAGAGAGAAGACGACAGGGTTCTTCCGCAGATGCTCCACAATTTCGTTTGAGGAGGCGATTAAGAAATGGATGTCAGCAGACAGCGTTGTGGTAGCCCTTTTCGGTACGGCTTCCTACTTCATGCCTCAGTATCTTCGCAAGCTGGGCGAGAGTGGTCTAGATTATTGCCTTATGTTCTACAAGGATGACTACACCCCTGCAGAGTTCGAGGAAATGCACCATTTCACCTACGACAGAATGCAGCTGAAATCGATGTTCCCAAATTGTAACATATACAATCACAAGAATTTCGTAACTATTTCAAGTAAAAAAATCACCTGGCAACAGGCAACAGTAGAAAATGAATTATTCCCAGTATGATAAAATAGCAAGTAAGTACGACACTTTGTTTCGTGACGAAACGAGTCTCGTTGAGAACCGTGAGGTGGGGCACATGCTCCCACCTCTCAACGGTTCAATTCTAGACATTGGATGTGGTACAGGCTTGCTTACAGAGATTGCAGAAATCGACCCACAGGAATACTTGGGCGTTGACCCTAGTAAAGGAATGTTGGAACAGTTCACTAACAAATACCCTGTCTATAAGGATAGGGTCGTATGTGAGCCTTTCGATGGGAAGAACTTGGATTGCAGGAATTTCGACAATATCGTAGCATTGTTTGGTTCCCCATCTTATCTTTCCCGGTATGCCGTCCTGGCAATATCGCAGTGCAAGGCTCGCAAGTTCTTGATGTTCTACAAGGAGAAGTATCATCCAATCACTTACGAGAAGTGTGATGTAGAGTTCAGACATTTCTTCTATTCAAAGAAGGTCTTGTGCAGTCTTTTTGGTGAAGAAAACGTATCAGAGTATCACAATTATTTAATAGTAAATTGCGTATGACATCACAGAAAGGTTTGCGTTATGATGGCAGTATTGACAAATACCCCATCACAGAAGGCGAGATTTACAGTTTAGGCAATGGTAGCAAGATTACCATTGCCGATATTACTTTGGGGCTTCCTGAGTTTTCAAAGAATGCCGATTGCGTATTCATCGACCCGGCAGGAAGTAAAGGTGTCCTCAAAGCGTATTATACCAAGGCGGAGAAGCAATGCCCAGTTGACAATTTTGACGAGTTCGTTGCCCACATCAAGAGGTGCATCGAGCAGATTAATCCGGACAGACTATTCGTCGAATGCTTCTACAGAAATAAGAAACAGTTGGTTCCTATGGTAGAATCGCTGTTCCCTCATGTAAAAATCTACGAGAACACCTATTATCATAAGCCAGATTGCAAGTGCTGGATTATCCAAGGCACCAAGCAGGCAGAAGACTGGGGACTCCAGGGAATGGATGAATGGGATGCGGTGTTCAAGATTTGTAAGGATGTTCCGTTCAGCTCTATCACAGACTTCTTCATGGGTCAAGGACTTGTTGCCCAAGCAGCCTATGCCGCAGGTAAGGTTTTCTATGGTAGCGATATGAACAGAAACCGTTTGGCAGTAGCCATAAGCAAGGTAGCCAAGCGAGGTGGAGAATGGACAGTAACTAAATAATTACGCATATGATTAAACTCTCTCAGATTATCATCCTCAACGTTCCGAAGCGAGAACGTGAGGGCAAATACCTTAAGAAGTTGATAGAGACTAGCACGAAGCCTTATGGCATTCCTGTCAGTATCTCTATGGACCGAGGTAAGGGTCTTTGGGACAATTATTCCCAAGCGTTGACGCAAGAGGTAGCGGAAGGAACCCATCGAATGGTTATCCATGATGACATTACCTTTGACCGCAACATTCTTGCCAAGATTTTACATATTCTCTCTTTTGCTCCCGAAAACAACGTTATCAGTTTCTACAATCCAACAAATGGTGACTATACTGATTGTTACGCAAAGGGCAAGCACGTTATTTCTACAAAGACTAACTTCTGGCTGCAGGCTAGCGTATATCCAAATGACCTAGCCAAGGACTTTGTTGAAACTTCAAACAAGATGACGGATGATCAGACACGTTATGATGATTCGCGCCTTAAGGCATATCTTCAAGCAAAGGGTATCGACCTTTACGCTATCGTTCCCGGTCTGGTTCAGCATTTCGGTGCATACAGAAGCACGTTCAACAATCCTGGCGCCGTAGGTGGCATTCCTAGGAACAGTAAGACCTACGACAACCAGTTTGATGTAGAATCTGTAGATTGGGAGAGTGAGTTCAAGAATCCTTATTTGGCTAAGTCAAGCAAGGATTGGGTTAAGGAAATCGTAAACAAGGAATTTCTCGATGAATACAAAAAACTCTAAGGAAAATCTAGCCTTGAAATTGGCGAAGGACAATATCGAGGTTGAGCAGGTGAAGCCGCTGCATATTGAATACGTCAAGGTTGATGACATTTATCCGAATGACTATAACCCTAATACGCATGATGCAGACAGTTTTGACCTTCTCATCAAATCGTTGCTCTATTTCGGATTTACTCAGCCTATCGTTGTCAACCGCTCGACGATGCAGATTGTGGACGGAGAGAACAGATACCGCGCCGCCTGCGTCATCGGATATGAGATGGTTCCTGTATGCTTTGTTGATTTCGACGAAGAGAAGTTGAGATATGCAACAATCATGCACAATGCCGCTCGCGGCCACAACAACAATGAAATGATGGGCAGGCTTAAGGATTACCTTGACACCCATTTCAGTAATTCCAGCGACAAGGTATTATTAAACAATAGAAATAAGAAATGATATTTTACAGTGACAAAAACGTTTATGAGGCAGCTCTTGAAAGATTCAGATATATCTTTCGGGAGTTTTATGGTAAGCGTAAGATTGTCGTTACGATGTCGGGAGGAAAGGACTCTACCGTGGTTCTCAACCTTGCGCACGAGGTTATGAAGGAGATGGGAATTGAAAAGATTCCAGTCCTCTTCCTAGACCAAGAGGCAGAGACTCCAATGACTATCGAGTATATACGATACATCATGCACTTGCCGTGGGTTGAGCCGTATTGGATTCAGTCATACTTCCAGGAATGGAATGCCTCAAAGGGAGAATGGTTCAATGTATGGGGACCGGGAGAAAAATGGATTCGTGAGAAGGAACCAGATTCTTATGGAGATTTGGAGATTCCGCACAATCAGTATTTCTCCAAGACTCTCGAACAGGTACACAGAATGCTCTTCGGTAAAGACTACCTTACTTTGGGCGGTGTTCGCATCGAGGAGTCGCCGGCACGATTGTTAGGCTTAACTAGAGGCGAGTGCCTTCCTGGTATTACGTGGGGACGTGTTTACGGTTATGATAAAAACGGCACACCGAGAGGTCTGTGTCTCTACCCTATTTGGGATTGGAAGGTTTATGATGTATGGTATTACATCTTTAGTAACAAGCTTCCGTACTGCAAGCTCTACAACTATCAGTTTACACAAAAGCCGCTGAGCGAGTGCCGAGTAAGCTCACTTATTCATGAGCAGGCTATCCACAACTTAGGTTTCATCAAGGAAGTGGATCCATGGTTCTATGATAAGCTGGTTCGAAGAGTAGCTAACGTCAATACGTCTGTACATGTCTTCAAAGAAATGAAAACATATTGTTACAACTTGCCACCTTATTTCAAGGATTGGGATGAATACGTTGACTATCTTGCAGATAATCTTTGTGAAGACAAGAAGAATGCTGAGACTATCAAGGAAGGCTACCGTTCCGCCAAGAAGAGAAATGTAGCTAAAGCTGGTCATTGCCAGGAGTGCATTGATTACGTAATACATCAGATTGGTTATACCAGCGCTGTCTGCGTTATTGCGGAAGATTTCGGTATGAAGCGCATACCGAGCGTAGAGCGTTCTTTGCGTCAGTATTTGAGCGACAATTATCTTAAAATAGAAAAAGCTAATAAGGAATATGAATCTTCAAGAGAACATCAAGAAGGAGTTTGATGCTGCCAAGGATAAGGTGCAGTTTTTGAACGACCTCAGAAAGTATATCAGTTCCTTATCTCCGGAGAAAGTCAACCCTGTAGATTGCGTGCTTTGGGTTGACAAGGATATGGTTGTAGCAAACAACTACAACCCTAACCATGTAGCAGATAAGGAAATGCGTCTTCTCTATACATCTGTAAGGGAAGACGGTTACACTATGCCTATCGTTACCATTTGGGACGAGAAGCTGCAGAAGTATGTAATCATCGACGGTTTCCACAGAAACCTCGTTATTCGCAAGTTTGCGGACATCAATGAGCGATGTGGCGGAAAGCTACCGATTGTAGTCCTAGACAAGGACATCGACCAGCGTATGGCATCAACAGTAAGACACAACCGTGCCCGTGGAAGTCACTCTGTCGATGGTATGGTAAACATCGTTTTCAACATGCTCAGAGACGGTGTGTCGGAGCGTGAGATTTGCGATAAGGTAGGTCTGGAGCAGAAAGAGCTTGTAAAGCTTAAGTATGTAACTGGCTTTGCCAAGATTTTCAAGAATTATAAGTATAATGCGGCTATCGAAAAGGTTGTCGACGAGAGACGCGTAGCAAGAGAGACAGCCAAGAAGAAGGAGGATAAGAAATGAAAGTAAAGTCAGTTAAGCTCAGTGAAATCTTTCCTTACTATGATAACCCTCGTGACAACACGAATGCGGTTGAGCCTACGAAGGAGAGTATCAAGCGTTTTGGATTCGTTAAGCCTATCCTCGTTGATAAGGCAGGTGTAATCATTGCCGGTCACACAAGATACGTGGCCGCTTACCAGTTGGGTATGGAGTTCGTTCCTGTCGTTTACTCGGATATGGACGACGAAATGGCAAAGAAGTACCGCATCCTTGATAACAAGCTGGCAGAGAAGTCTTCTTTTGATGAAGACCAGCTTTTGGATGAATTGCGCAATATGGAGGTTCCTACCGATATGCAGGCATTCTTCTTTGAGGATATCAACCAGATGCTCAACTTCTCACTCGACAGCATCAACCAGCAGGCAGAAGAGTATGGTGGCTTCCAGGATGACTATTCTCAGGTGGAAGAGGAGAACTTCGAGGCTCCATCAAATGAAGAGGCTGGTGAAAGCGAGGAAGCTCCTTCGGATGAGGAGGAAGACCCAGCCAAAGATTTGTTCGTTCTCAAAGAGCGCGAGGACGGTTCACATTATATGAAGGTCGTTTGCCCGTATTGCGGAAATATGGAAACAATAGAAATTGAGGATTAACAGGTATGGAAGAGATTAAGATTAATGACAAGGTAATTGAGTTACCTATTGACAGTATCGTGCCTCATGACGGTTCGCACAAGACCGACGAGACGGCAGTACAGGCAATCATGCAGTCCATCAAGGATTTCGGCATCACTCAGCCTATTTCCGTTGATAAGAACAACGTGATTGTAACCGGTAACGGTGTGTATAAGGCTGCTAAGGCATTGGGAATGGATAAGGTTCCCTGCATCCGTGTTGACTATCTGACTGATGAGCAGATTAAGCAGTATAGAATCGCTGATGACAAGACGTCCGAGTTTGCCACTTGGAACGAGAAGAAGCTTCGCAAGGAGCTCTCCTATCTCGGTGATCCTAACAGCATTCAGTTTGCTTTCGATGAGAGCATTGCCGGTATGCTTGGACTCAACGCTAAGCCAAAGGAGCAGAAGCCTGCGGCCGCACCTTCAAAAGCTGAGACTAACCATACGGCTAAGAAGGTCGTAACGGAAGCCCAGAAGGACCAGAAGTTCAAGGAGGAAATGAAGGGCGTTGAGGAGAATATCCAGGTCAAGCCTTCAGAGTATTATGAGTATAATTGTTCCGCTTGCGGTAAACTAGTAAAAGTTAAGAAGCCATGACAGATGAATCATCACAGCCGAAAGTAAAATCTTTCGTACACAGAATCCCAAATCCTGTTGGAAGACCATACAAGATTAAGTCTTCTCAGGAATTATGGGATAAGTTTGTAGCTTACTGTGATGATGTTGAAAACGACCCTTGGCAGCAAAAGACTGGTAGCAATTCCATTGCAGGTGGCAGCGGCAAATCCACAAATTCCATGAGACAAGAGGTAAGGGTTTTCAGAAGAGCCTATACTCTTGTCGGATTTTGTGCTTTCTGTGGCATCGTTCAGAAATGGGCGGATTTCAAGAGAGGTAATCTTAAGAGACCAGGTTTTGAGCAGGTGATAACACAGATTGAGAATGTCGTGATGGCCCAGCAGATTGATGGTGCCATGCTTCATCAGTTTGATTCCAGCATTGTTGCAAGGCTCAACGGATTGGCAGATAAGCATATTCAAGAAGTAACCGGCAAGGATGGCGAGGACTTCAAGTTCCCTAAGCTGTCCTTGGATGATATTAAAGAATTACAGAAGATAAATGGACTTTGAGAAACAACGTTTTCTTCATAAGCAGTTAGTGGCATCGTCCCTGCTGCAATTCACTACTAAGATGTTCGCCTATACTGCTCGACGTGAGTATGTAATAGGCGAACATCACAGGATTATATGTGATGCGCTCATGGATGTGATAAGGGGAAAGACTAACAAGCTGATTATTAATATCAGCCCTCGTTACGGAAAGACCCTCTTGTGTTCACAGATGTTTATCGCATATGGTCTTGCGCTGAACCCTGCTTCAAAGTTTCTTCATATATCTTATTCCGGAAGTCTCGTCCAGGACAATTCAATGGCAGTCAAGGACACGATAACTTCCACATATTTTCAAACACTATTTCCGAATGTCAAAATCAGAAAGAACGATAACACAAGATCAAAATGGAGCACAACGGCAGGTGGTGGTGAGTATGCTACATCTACCCTGGGTCAGATCACAGGTTTTGGTGCAGGTCAGCCAGACTGGACCGAAGAAGACATAAAGAACATGGATAAGTTTATGGCTACGTTCAACCCTGGTCACTTTTCGGGAGCCATAGTTATCGATGACCCTTTACGACCGGACGATGCTTTGTCCGATAACGTCAGAGAGTCTATCAACAGACGTTTCGAGACAACCATCCGTAACCGTGTAAACTCACGTCATACGCCAATTATCATCGTCATGCAGAGGTTGCACGAGCACGACTTGTGCGGTTACCTTCAAGAGATTGAGCCAAATGAGTGGAAGGTTGTTTCCCTCCCGGTAATACAGACAGACGAAGACGGAAAGGAGCGAGCCTTGTGGCCGTGGAAGCATACGCTGGAGGAGCTGTATAAAATCAAGCATGCCAGCGAGTTCGTATTCGAGACACAGTACATGCAGAACCCTACCCCTATGGAAGGTCTTATGTACCATGCCTTCAGAACATACGATGAGCTTCCGGACAGAAGGTATGTTAGGATGAAAGGAAACTACACCGACTCGGCAGACACCGGTTTCGACTTTCTGTGCTCTATATGCTTTGATGCATACGATGACGGCTATTATGTTACCGATGTTATGTACACCAAGCGACCGATGGAGTACACGGAACCAGCGCAAGCCAATATGGTTAAGCGCAATCAGACAGACGTGTGTTTCGTTGAAAGTAACAACGGTGGCCGCTCTTACGCCCGCAATGTCGAGCGCATAACAAGGGAACACGGAAACAGAATCACCCAGTTCATAACGTTCACGCAATCGAAGAACAAACAGATTAGAATCTTCACTCGCTCCAGCGAGGTAAACAATAAACTAGTCTTCCCTTCTAATTGGGAACAGTTGTGGCCGGAGTTCGCCCATGATATGAAATCCTACAGAAAGGAAGGATATAACGCCCACGATGATGCACCGGACGCTTGTACGGGCATCATAGAGAAGTGCGAGGAGTGGCTTAACAATGCTACCGATGCACAGCTCAGACGTGGCGGTTTCTTGTAATTTCTTTTTTTACTATGTTAGCTAGGCGTTTGCTCGTGAGAGTAGGCGCCTTAACTATTTAGAAATCAATGTATTAAAATTTAGTATTTTTAACTAAAATAATCCTCGGTATATTTGCATATATCAGAAAATTTTCGTACCTTTGCATATAGATAAAAGGTAGTACTTTTGATTATTCAGAGCCTACCTTATAAGTTGAACCAATTAAAATTATAAAGATTATGAAGAATTTAGTTTATGCTCGCTTCGAGAGAATGGCAGTTAATGAAGTTTCAGAGCTTATGAGAATAGCATCTGGAAAGATGGCAATCAAGATAGCTTCAGTTGCTCCTACATTGTTCCGAGTTTCAGCATATGGCATCTTTGATGGAGATGCTGAGGACTGGGGCTTCGAGAGTGCAGATTGCGGATTGTTCCAGGGAGAAGAGGAGTTCGAGGCAACCAAGAAGTTGTACGAGACCACCATCGCTTAATATAGGAAGGAGGAACTGCTATGAGTGGTCTTTTTGAAACAAAGCTTCTCAAATACAAGAAGCACATTATCCAGGTTTTTGAGGATATGTTCGGTCAGAGATACGTCTATATCGACGGCAAGACGCAGACTTATTCTATTAACAATGCAAAGAGAATGATTAGCCTATGTTGTCAACTGTAATATTCACGGATGGCGCCCAGAAGAATGTGGAGCCATCCAACGGAACGGATTTCTCATTGGAGGAGTTGAGAGGATTTGTTGGTGGACACATTGAGTTGGTCCGACTCAGCAAGTCGCAGGTAATGGTAGTTAATGAGGAAGGCAAGGTTTACGACCTTCCTCAGAACGAGAACGCCACGATGCTTGTGAATATTGCAGGTATCAGAGACGTTATAGTAGGTAATGTATTAGTTTGTGACATCAATAAAATCAAGTAATATGGATAAGAATGATTTGATGAAGTACCTCGTAGAAGAGGCAGAGTATAGTGAGAGTGAAGTAGCCGAAATGACTAACACGGAGTTGCTGGATCATTGGCTGGAGTACAACGGAATTTGCGGTTACACAGAGGACATCAAAGAAGTTATTGAGGCTGCTTTTGATGTAGATTTGGAGGACTAGCCATGTACAAAAAGAATATAGGAACAGACAGATATGGGCGCACGATGCGCCTATATCACTCCTGCAACACGGTCTATTGCGACCACGTCAAAGACGGAAAGGTTGTAAGGACCAAAGAGGTGCAAGTGGACGACGATGTTATCTCGCTGTTTAATGCCCCTCATACTAGCGGAGCTTATATTTATGATGAAATTTACAGAAGATACGGGATATGGCTATGAAAAAAATTATCACCATTGAAGTAGAAAGCTCTAGTGTAGAGTGCTATAGTAGCTTCTATACGGACTTGGAGTCTTTCGTTACGCACAGAGTGAATGGTACTCCATTGAGAATTAAAATAACCTCAGATATTAAGTAGCGTATGAAACCAATGTTAGCAACAAGATATTATCCGTCACAGACGAAGTTTCCTTGCTTCACCCAGCCTAAGTATGACGGAGTTCGCTGCATCCTTCATGAAGGAGATGGTGGCGAGGTTCACCTCACATCGAGAGGCGGTAAGGAATATGATGTTCCTCAGATTAAGGCTTGGGGAGAGAAACATCGCGGTATGCTTCCTTTGGATGGGGAGATATACAACCACCAGGAATTGACCTTCCAGCAGATATGCTCTGCCGTCAAGTGCCGTTCTGCTATGACTGACAAGCTACGTATGGTTATCTACGATGCACAGATTCCGGGAAGCTTTTCTGCCAGATGGAAAGTTCTGCAGGAGGAGTTTGCTTCCATTGATCCAAATGGACCGGTGTATCTTACGCAAACTTTCGTTGCCCATTCAGAGAAGGACATCAAGCGATGGCACAAGATATTCGTTTCCACCGGTTATGAGGGTGCCATTATCAGAAATGCAGATGGAACCTATACCGAGGGCAGAAGCAATGACCTTATGAAGCTGAAATCGTTCGACACGACAGAGTTCAAGGTGGTCGATGTTTTGGAAGCGGAGGGCAATGATGCAGGTACCGCGATATTCAAACTGAAGTGTGGAGAGTACGAGTTCTGTGCCCGCCCGGTAGGTTCAAGGTCACTCAGAACTCAATACTTAGCCGACAAGGAAGAGTTGATAGGTATGGCGGCGACTGTTCAGCATCAAGGGTATTCTGACGCTGGAGTGCCGAGATTTCCGGTATTGTTGAACATTAGGGATTACGAGTAATGGCAGCACTGAATATTAACGAGTATTACGGCTGCTTCTCTTGCGAGGCTGCTGACGAGCACGGAAATGGTTGCAGGCACGGTCTGTTGTTCCCGGTACTGCTTGTGATGGGAAACAAGAGAAGCTGCCCAAACTATAAATTCAAGAAGAAATAACTATGGAAGTAAAGGTTAAGATTAAGAGAAATTACAAGCCAAAGTCAACTCTTGCAGTTCTCATTAACTATAAGAGCGGACTGCAGAGATTGGTAAAATTCACATACCCGGATGATTGGGATATCGACAAGCTCGATTTGCACATCAATTCACACAGCGAGTTCAATGTAAGAAATGTGCGCTTTTCAGAAGACATCAGTATGATGCGTATGAAAGATAATCTGGAGGAAATCAAGAAGCTGGGCTATCGCGTCATCAGCTTGACACAGACGTATGGGTACATCTTAAGAAAAGATGGTAAGTTCCTGTCGTACAGCCTTGCTAGATACTCCTATGAGGGAGGTATCAACTTTACCTATAATTACAAGCCATCGAGAAGCCAGGGAATGGGTTCCGTCCAGGGAGACCATGAGTTCGGATATCATGAGTTTTCCAATGAAATGATTGACAAGATGATGGACCACCCGAAGCTCTACGGTAAGGTCGAGCACTACAAAGATTTCAATGAGTACCGCCAGCTGAATGCAGGGCGAGAAAAGTCACTCAAAAATATTAGCTGATTTTTTTTGGTTCAACACAATAAAGTACCATATGATGCGTTATTAATCTGATAGACGGATTATTAACTAAAGCTTAGCTACCGGCATGACGGGCGCATCATATGGGAAATAGAAAATTTGTTCCACAGGTAGGAAACCATCTTGTAACTATCTCGAACATTTTAGCTGTTGTTTCATTTATAGCCATAATAGGTTCAATTATAACTTGGATAAACGCCTTGAATACTTCTGGCGGTTATGGATATGAAAGTTCAAGTATTAGTGGCGTACAGGCATTTGGCTACGTTATTGACTCATTGCTTTGCCTGGTAGGTTCTTTTGTGCTCAGAGGATTCTCGTTTATCGTGAAAGCAGCTGTACGCTATCTTGATGAGAAAGGTGAGTTTGATGAAAAGTAGAATGTAATTGCTATGTCGTCAAAGCTTATAGTAGATCAAAAGAACGTAAAGTATCTCTTTCAAGATAAAAAAGCTACGTTCTTGATTCCTGATTATCAGCGTCCGTATGCTTGGGGAGAAGACGAATGTAAGGTCTTATGGGAAGACTTATTTTCCTTTTCATTCCCGAATAACAACTGCGACAGCTTCGATTCTTCAGAGAGTTACTTTCTCGGTCCTATAGTAACATTCCGTAATGACGAAGGGAAACTTGAAATCATTGACGGTCAGCAGCGTCTTACGACCTTGCTTCTCTTACTGCGAGCTTTCTACAATCGCCTGGAGCACATGAAAGACAATCGTTCTATCAAGATGCGAGAGGACATAGAAAAGTGCATTTGGAGAGCAAATGAGTTCGGAGAGTATGATCCAAACGACTTGAAGATAAATTCGGAGGTTGCAACTGATAACGACAAGGAAGAATTTATGGATATACTCCGGAAAGGAACATCAGAAGGAAAAAGTCGGTATGCGACCAACTTCAGATACTTTCAAGACAAGATAGGGAAATTCATTGAAGAATACCCTTCTTTCTTTGCACTATATCCAGCTCGCATACTCAATAACTGCGTACTACTTCCGATAGAGGCTGAGTCGCAAGATACTGCTCTTAGGATATTCTCGACGCTTAATGATAGAGGTAAGCCATTGTCTGACTCAGACATCTTCAAGGCACAGCTCTATAAGTTCTACTCATCCATCGGAAAGAAGGAAGAGTTTATCACTACATGGAAAGAGCTTGACGAACTCGTTACAAAAATATTCCACCCATATCGTGGAACACCTTTGGACGAGTTGTTTACACGCTATATGTACTACGAGAGGGCATTGCTGACTAATCGTAGTTCTATGACAGAAGGACTTCGTAAGTTCTATGAGAAAGATGGATATGTTCTACTTCGACGAGAGCAGACTTTAGATAATCTAGTCTTGCTTGCGGACTTCTGGAAAGATGTATATTCTCAGAACGAAGACCGTTTTTCCGTGGATGTACTAAAGCGCTTGTTTGTATTGAATTATGCGCCTAACAGTTTATGGACATATATCGTATCGGTATATTTCATGCACTATAAAAATGCTGAGAATATGCTAGACAACGAGAAGTTCTATTTGTTCTTGAATCGTTTGATAGGCTTTATTTGGGCATATGCTATCAGCAACCCAGGAATAACAGCCTTGCGAGCACCGGTATTCAATGAGATGGTGAATATCATAGAGAACAAAGAGATTGCTTTCGAGAACTATCTATTCCAAGAGGAATTGTTCCGTTCGCAATTCACCAACTTCAGTTTTTCAAACACTCGTGCGATTACGAAGTCGATGATTGTGTGGTGGGCATTCTCTTTCGATAGCCAGGAATTGCTTCCTCTTGACGCTACATATGATATTGAACACATCTTCCCAAGGAACAGACAAGTCAAAGAAGGTGGATTGTCGAGTGACGAGGTTCTTGAAATGTTGGGAAACAAATCGGTATTGGAGCGAAGAGTTAATATTCGGGCATCCGATTACAGATTTGCTGACAAGATTAAGTATTATAATGGTGAGTTCAAATCCACAGGCGAGAGGGTTGGAACTAAGATACACGAATTACGAATGCTGTCACAGACGTTGACAGATTTTACAGAAACGGATATTAGAGAGCGCACGTCAAGAATGCTTGATAAGTTTATCACTTATCTCAAATCTAACTCTCTGATTTCCAATAAATTAAATTCGTAATTTAGGTTAAAAAATTTGGCAATCTGACAAAATTTTCGTACCTTTGCATATAGGATAAAGGTAGTAATTTTGTCTAAGAACCTACTAAATAGGGCAACTGTGAGTTACTACCTGCCGAGGGAATCAAGACCGGGACGCTGGTCTCCCAAGGGTCTAGTTCGGGGCGTAACAAGCGGCTGCCCTTCTTTACAATAATGAGCTTGATAGGTTGCATAAAAACTAGATTATGGCAACAAACGCAGACATGAGCTTGAAAGAGTTCGCAAAGGAAATGCTGGTCGAAGTTAAAAAGGACCAGGAGTGGTTAACAAGACAGAAGGAAATCATGGGTGATCTCCAGGAGAGAATCGATGAGTGCTTCAAGAGAGTGCAGAAGTGCGACATGACAAAGGGTGTCTATTCCACTACGCAGATGGCGAAGGAGTTGGGCATGAGCAGCGCACAGAAGTTGTACGAAGAGCTGAAGGAGGTTGGCCTTGCGTTCAACCAGGGTTATGAGTGGATGCTGACAAGTCCCTACTCCACCTATCAGCTAACTGAGGTGACTACCCACATCATCAAGGGCAAGTACACAAGAAGACCTCTTTGGACGGAGCGAGGCAGACGCTGGCTTCTCGCATTGAAGGAGAAGAACATCATCTGCAACCTGCCGAAGCCAAAAGTGCCGAAGGCTGTTGAGAAGAGTATTGCTTCTCAGTCTGGCGAGAAGAAGGAAGAGGTCAAGGTCGAGCCGCCAACACCGCTGATGAAGAAAGCCGAGACGCTTAAGGATGAAATCAGCTGCCTTTTGAGTCTCATCACAGAGGTCGGAAAGGGAGAGACGATGCTCCTTATGGGAGACATTATGACAATCTCCACCACCATCAGCGAGCACGTGAGCACGTTGGCTTTCGAGGCTTACAAGACATTAAATGCACCAGCGAGGGCTTGAACCAATTAAAATTCCAAGAAAAGATTTGGATTTTCCAAAATAAAATATTACCTTTGCAGCGGTGAAGGAAAAAGATAAATAGGGATTGGATAGACCTCTCACACGTCGGTCTTCGGATGCAGACTTCGGGAGGGTTTCCAATCCCTTGTTTTTTAGTTTAGTAATCTCATAGTATAAAGAATATTTTCACTTGTAAGTTTAGCCTTACATTCTATTCGTTTTCCTTGATAAGTAGCATGGAATACTTTGAACTGAAAATCATGATGGTTACCTTCCTCAATCCTGTCAAATGTTGCTGTAGGAAACCATTCGTTTACATCGGCTGCAATTTGTATTGTTTCGCTAAGTCTTCTATTTCTAATATTCTTTGCCATCGTTTCAGAAAAGAAATTTCGTCCTACCACAAATTCCTCATTATTATTATTGAGATAAAGTCTTCTAGCCGTTTGACCGTCTGGTAACTCTACCTCTCTAAATTTCTCTTGAAGAGTTTCATTTATAAGTTCGCGAAGTCTAGCCCTAACTTCAGGCGAGTTCTGAGTTGCTATTCTTATTTGTCTTTGAGGTCTTTCTGAACGAGCATATTGGGTGATATAGGATGATTGCCTTACCTTGTCTTTATTGTCATCCACCCAATTTGTGAAGTTCTTAGGCATAGTATTGTTTGGCTGTTTACCACTCCAATACTCCTTTTCACTCATTATTACCGGGATGGCATAGCACATACAATTCACGTGCCAACCGACCCAAGGGAAATAACTCGGATAGACACCTGCAAGCAAATCACACATATCGTGCTTATGGCTAGGATTGTTGGTTGTCTTTATCTCCTTGCCTTTAATATAGTCCATCCTAGCCCATCTTTCCTGCTCGGCAGAACGGTAGGCCATGTTTATCTCGTTACGTGCCAGGCGAACGCTTCTGTACTCGCAGTTCTGAATGGTTATGGCTTTTCCGTATTTCTTCTTATAGGCTTTGGCAAGTGATGGATAATCATTAAGGTACTTGCTGACCTTCTTGCTGAGTTTAACAGCACTCATACCCTTCTCTATGCCGACAGACAGAGATTTCTCCAGAGCCTCCTTTACATCAGCTCTCTGGTTCCATATTCTTTCTGAAAGACCTAGACCTTTAATCTTTCTCTCTATGAAAGCCTTCTTTGCCGCGTTGTTGTGCTCAAAGTAAGCTTTCTGCTTTGCGTCCGCTATCTTCCTAGTAAAGGTACCGATTACCCTTTTGGCAAGTAGGTCCTGCAGCGTGTTACTGTTCTTCCATTCGTCCGATATGCCATTATAGACCAATGCCTGCATATTGTTTGAATAGTAATCCAGCAAGGCATTCACCTTCCTTTCTGTTCTAGGGTAATCATCAAAAGAGAACTCGCCATCCCCATCGAAGTTGGTGGAGGTGGCGATTTTAGCGGACTCCTTGGCAAGAGTCTCATAGATGGAAATGATTTTCCGGGTATAAGCGTTCAGTCTCTTGCCAAGGTCTTTATATGCCTTTTTCTGATTAGGCAGTTTTGGCTTTTTCATACAATTTCATTTTAAAGTGTTTGCAGCAATCCCAGTTGAGAAGAACGCTCCATTCTTGATATGGGCATTTGGCTAGAATAGGCTGACCTTTAAGGCTCATACTATGGAAGTCAGTAGCATGAGCACATTCACGGCAAAAGTGCAGTTTCTCTTCTTCCTTCTTCTTTCTCATAGCTATTCCTCCGAGAATAAGTTAGGCATTGAAGCAGCTGTTCTTGTGGCCTCTACTTCCTCTTCTCCTTGAATCTCGTTGAAAGTCTTGTCAGGATCATCGGAAAGACCGGCACGCTGGATAGATTCCTTCTGGCTGACGAGAGGCTTGTTGCCGTTAGCCTTAAGCCATTTGTCAATCTGAGTATTCTCATCCTCCTGGATGAATGGAGTGAGAATGTGCTCTACAGTAATCTCATCCATTCTAGCTGCCCACTTCGTATTCATCTTGGAAAGGAACGCCTTTATGACGTTGGTCTCTCTCTCGAAGCCTTCAACCCAGGCACCAGTCTCCTCTCCTATCTTAAGATGGGCATCCATGAGGAGTGTCTTTCTTGAATCGTAGCCGATATTGCCAAGGCTCTTCATATTCTCGAAACTGATATCCGGCATCTGGGACTGCATAAAGTAAAGCTTGACGAGAGTGTCAACGTGATACTTAAGAGCCTCGATAGCCTGCTGCCAAGACACATAGCTAACATCGCCGCCTTCATTGACTCTATACACTCTCTTGCTCTCTCCCTTTCGCTCCATACCAACGATGGCACCGGCAATCTTCAAGACAGGAGCAGAATTGTATGCCACAACATCGCTGTTTCGGGAAATGGTGTACTCGATATTCTCACGGATAGGTGTCAATCCTTCCCAGCATGGTTTGTGACGGTACCAGAATACGGCTGGAATCTTGTCGATAGAAATTTCATTTTCATCCACCAAATTCCATCCGGACTCTTCATCGTCTGAAGACAGGTCCCACTTGTAATGATGGTCTGCGGTATAGGTCTCGAAGAAGGTGTGCTCTGTGTCAGTAACCTTACGCTTATACTCGAATGACAGAGCAAGCAAGTCGTCATACTCATCAAAGTAAGGATAGATGTCAACTCCGTCCATTGGAGAGAATGTCTTACATTTCAGTTTGTACTGACTGTCGAAGCCGTAGAGCTTGTTAGACTTCTTCTGCGTGTACCAAAGTGTGAACATCTGGCAAGAGGCGTAATAGCACTTTGCTCTGTGCATGTTCACGGCATCAATGTGTGCACAGGTGTAGATTTTCTCGATGGCACGCACAATCGTCTTCAGTTCCTCGTCAGCCTGATCATACGTATATACACGCTTGACCGGTATAGCCATTGTGAACTCAGAGATTCTTCTAGTAAGAAGTTTCTCCAATCCGATAGGCAATCTAGCCGCTTTTTCTACTATTCCGTCATCAAGTGTTCTGTCCTGTCTTCCCACGTGGTCTTCTACGATTTCATGGAGCATAGGCTCATACTCAGATAACAGGGTACTCCAAAGTGGAATATCCAACACGCGTTGTTTCAGCTCTCCTATGATGCTGTCAACGTCATTTCTTTTAAAAAGTTCATTAAAGTCTATCATAATCTTCTAACTTTTGATTTGGCAAATTTACGGATATATTCGCATATATCTAACGTATTTAGTATTTTTAACTAAAATAATCCTCGGTATATTTGCATATATCAGAAAATTTTCGTACCTTTGCATATAGATAAAAGGTAGTACTTTTGATTATTCAGAGCCTACCTTATAAGTTGAACCAATTAAAATTATAAAGATTATGAACAATTCAGTTGAAACAAAGAAGGCAGAGGTTAGAAAGAACATCGAGAATATGTTTGAGTCAGCCACCAAGAAGATAAAGGACATTATTTCTGTTTGTCCTGATTGGGAGGTAGAGGGTATTGACTTAGGTTATAAGTCACTTACCGTCCACTTGAACTTGAAAGGAGTTGAAAGAGACAGAGACCTGGTGATTCGCTATCAAGCTAAAGTTGGTAATATCCATGAAGAGTCTTTCAACACCAATGTGGCATGCTGCGGAAGCTTTGACCTTCTGGATGCAAACGACAACCTTAAGTACTACACAGCGGTTGGCGACATCCTCAACCATAAAGATATGCTTTCCCTCTTGAAAGAGACTATGGTTTACTTCACAAATAAAATTATTGAGTTGCGTAAAGAATATGATAAATTAGACCAGGAGGATTAGTTATGACAAAGCAAGAAGAAATCGATATTCTACAGTCCTTGAAGGGTGATACCTATTTCGCTCAGTTCTTCGGTAGCAAGGACATTGACCAGATGTGTCAGAACATCAATAACGACTTCGCCATTGAGGGCGGATGCGGATTTAATCAGAAAGCAGAAGCTTTAGAGCGAATTAACGCAGACCTTAAAAAGGAGATTCAACAGAAAATCTATGATTTAGGAATGGAACTTATCAAGGACTTAGATAAGGGATTTGATGAGGATGCCATCTATCAGTTGGTTAAAGGCGAGGTCGGAGTAGATGCCATCATCAAGTTTAAGCGTAAGAACGATTTGGAGCTTACGGATAAGGAGATAGATTATTTGGTATCTAAACTTCCATAATTATGAAGCATATATGTAGTAATTGCATAGCTTCCGAGATATGCTATAGTGAAGGCAAGAAGCCTAATGACACTTGCCTTCACTGGGAATGGAGATATTCCGGTTTATGGTTTGACAATTAAAAGTAAGACAATGGGAAAAAAGAAAGTTACAGCTAACGATTTGAAGGTTACTCTTTCGGAGCAGGGAGTGACATCGGGTTTGAAGCAGGAAACGATTATTCAGCGATTGCAGGTTAATGGGTGCTTGATTGCAATGGTAACAGATATATTGGACCAACTTATCAAAGATGAGCAGTCTATGTTCAGATTGTTAAAGGTTCAGTACAAACAAGAGCAGAAGATGCACTACAACCAAATGCATGATGCAGCAGAGAAATATTACTTCCACTTGAAACCCTTCAATAAGAGTTTCTTCGGTGACGAGAACATTTGCGCCAACCTGGAGGATAACGCAAATGACATCTATGAAATCATCAAACTTCTTGTGGACCACACTAACGACCATAAGGATATGGAAGTGATTAAGAGAAACCTCAGAAAGAGAAAGTTGAACCATCATATTTTCGATTAAGATTATGGCAAAAGAAACAATATTATCGCTAACTCACTTTGAGCAAGCCTACTTGCTAGACGCTCTCATTGAATATGTTGAAACCCACGAAGGCTTTTACAAGATTCAAGGAAAGACCTTTCATCAGATTCCAGAGCAATACAAAAAACGATTGATGGAGTTGAAGAAGATCGTTAACAGATTGGCGCCTTATACTTTTAGGCATTTAGATACCTTTAACAAATAACATCGTTTTTAAATTATCAGATTATGGCAGAATATAAAGTTGAAGTAGATTTATCGGACTTGTACGATGATATGACAATCAGTGAGCAGAAGAGCTTTCTAGTTGATAAGTTCTGTTCCTTACCAATAGGCTCGATGGAAGAAGTGGTTGGCGAAATGCTGAAGAACCTTAATGGCGATCAGACAGCCAAAGTTATAGAAGACGCTTTTGATAATTTGCATGAGCAAGGTCAAGAGCATGTAATCAACTATGTAAACGGATAAGGATATGATGTCCGATAAACAATATAGAGTTGCTCGCAAGGGTGTTGTAGAGCAACTTAAATTAGCTCAGAGACTTCATTGCAAGCACATGGAGCAGAAGTATAAAGAGGCTTTGGAGAAGTTAGAGAAACGCTTCTTAAAGCCGGATGCCGTGGGCTGCTTCGATTTGGGCGCAAGGGTATCAAATAGTTATTATCATCTTTGAATGGTAAAGGTTATGGGAACAAAAGTAGAAGTAAGAACTATTCCTTTGCATGGGTTGTTCATCCATCGCAAGCAGGTTTGGCGTTCACTCGGTAAGCTGAGAGCTGAAAGCCATGTTACATCAGCACAGAAAGTATATATGAATGAGTATGGCACAGAAGTATATACCGAAAATGCCGAATTTATAGATGGTTTGAAAGTTACTCCTTATGAAGGGGAGTTGCCAAAAATATCAAAATACGCTAATTGTAGCATGAGCCATTATCAGCATTGTTTAATGCAAAAATCGATTTAGTTATGGAAGCAAAGATTAATATAGCGGAAATCCTCGAAAGTAAATCGCAAGGAACTAAGTTGTATTCCTTAACTTATGGGGATTGTTTTTATCAAGAATACACTGGAGATTTTGGAATTGAATGTCAAAGCCAAAATGGAGTACAGTTTAATCTTGATGAGTATGGTAAGTATTGTATTGATGGAGAGTGTATTTTATTCCCATCAAAGGAAATGCGTGACTGGGGCAAGTTCTCCTGGAAGAAGGGAGACGTGTTAGTTAATAAAGATGGGGATGTACATATTATATTTGAAAGATTTGCCGATGATACATATTGCTCTTTGGTAGGGAAATATTATCTTTGGAAAGAGAATAATGATACAGAACATTTCTATAAAAATGAACGATTGCTAACTTCTGATTTCCAAAAAGCAGGTAAAGATGATGCTCAGACCTACATCAGCACCATAGAAGAGTGTTTGGGCGGAAAGCTGAATCGTGAAACCTTGGAGATTGAGAAGACTCAGCCAGAGTTCAAAGATGGAGATATAGTGTTTATGAAAGGAATTAAAAGTGAACTTTTTGCAAATTGTATTTTCATCTTAAAAGGTGAATATAAAGATGGAGACGAAAGAGCCTTTTACTATGCTTTCTATAATGCTGACGATAAATTTACTGAAGCTGAATATGGTAATACAAAAGTTCATTATAGCCTCCGCTCAGCAACAGACTCCGAGAAGCAGCAACTCTTTGATGCTCTCGCAAAGAAAGGCAAGACTTGGGATGCTGAGAAGAAAGCTATAGTGGACTTGCCAAAGAAGTGCGAGTTCAAGGCTATGGACTGGTGCTTGATGAGAGATAAGAAGGAAACTTGGAAATTATGTCAGTTCAGCTTCTTTGATGATGGTGATTATGAGGCTCCTTATAACGCAGTAGGAGGTAATTGGTTTGATGAGTGTATCCCTTACAACGAAGAAACCAAGCACCTCTTGGGCACTACTGATGAGTGGAAAGGAGGTGAGGGATGAAAATATCAGCACTTATAAAGCTTCTTGAAACTCGTAAGAAACAGTTCGGTAATATAGAAGTTGTTGACGACTTAGGATATATAACGAATGACCTTGCGTACAACGAAGAAGATAATTCTTTGATAATAGTCACTGATACATTCAAAAAAGTAGGAAACAATGGTAAAGATTGAGATAAGAATACAAGGTGTAGTACGTGACAATATAGTATGCAAGTGGGTAACAAAAGAACAGCTAGCCTTCTTGCGTACATTGGAAGATGATAACTGGGCATTCAAAGGAGAACGCCCAAATCTTAAAATAACAATAATTAGTAAGTAAGTTATGATAGACGATAAGAAAATAGAAACTGCTGCAAACCTTCACAGATTTGAGCTTATAGCATCTATGCATGGTAGTACTCTTGGCACTCCCATGCAATGCTCTGAAGAAGTAGTTGATGCAGAAACTGAGTTAATTGAAAATTCATTTATTACAGGTGCTAAGTGGGCTATCAAAGAGTTTCTTAAGAACTTGTGGCATGATGCTAATGAAGAGCCAAAGTTTGGTAAAGGAAGATTGTTAGTCTTGATAAACGGAAGTGTCAGTATTCTAAATGTAGGTTTTGTTTTAGACCAATTACGCAACCTACATAATATATATATATATATGGAATTGAAGGTTGGTTATACTTGGATGATTTACTACCAAAGGAAGGAGATGAGAAATGATGTATCGTGATATTGATGGTTATTATCTTTATCAAAGGTCGCCAAAGTTTCCTGATAATTTTGTAGTCAAAACAACAACTTCACCAAAGGAATATGGTCAGAAACTTTTAAATAGAAAGCGAGGTAGAAAATGAAAGCAAGAGAACTTATAATAGGTGATTTAGTTTTATACTTTGGACAGTCCTATAGTATAATAAAGGTTGATCCTGAGTCAGAGTTGTGTATTATAGAAGATACTACATCTTTTGAACAAGCTAGTATACATGATTTAAGCCCCATTCCTTTAACTCCAGAGATTCTAGAGAAGAATGAATGGAAGAAATCAAAGATAAATGATTGTGCATACTTCTATTACAAAGACGGATTATTTCTTACTTATACATCGAAAGATGGTAAGTTTTGGTTTAACGACTTTGATTATAGTAGCAGTATATGTGTAGAACTTCCTTATGTACATAGCTTGCAGCACCTTCTCTTCGGTCTAGGACTTAACTCAGAAATGGAGGTGTAGGTATGAGCATAGCAACCAAGTAAACCACCATTGCCCTTTCTATGGAAGAAAATGTTACCAATGCGGTTATTGGAATCCTAGAGGAAATGAATGTGAGATAATAACTCATCAAGACAGAAAGATTTGATGTTTAACCGCCTTCGGGCATAAATTTAAAAGATATGACAAAAGAAGAATTAAAAGCAAAGGTTGCCAAGCAACAAAGTATTATCAATGATGCTAACAATTAGATTTGTTCTTACGTAAATGATTACATCGAAAGCCTTTCATACAAGGTTGGTGACAAAGTGAGCTGTTCTAGATGTGATGTTTGTTGGATTACAAGCATTGTTCCAAAACGATGTTATGGTGACTATACTGGAGAGATTGAAGTAAGAATCAACCCATCTAAGAAGGATGGTACTCGCTCTAATAGAGAGTTTGTTCTATGGGGAATGGAAGTTGATAGTATCAAGAAGATTGATTAACCATCCTGCAAAGGATAAATAGAATAGATTATGATTAGAGCAGTTCCAGACCCTACGTTAGAATGTGTAGGATGTGTATTTGATGGTAAGTTTGAATGTCATACAAAACCATGTTGTGCAGACCCAAACAATCCAGTTAAGTACATTGAAGTAACAGAGTAACTAACCACCCCTCTCCTTGGCAACAGGGAGAGGGGAAAAAGAACGGAATATGATTAGATTAATACTACAAGATAGATACAAGGGTTCTGGGTATATACTAGTGAACCCAGATAGTATCGCTTATATACAAGAAAAACCAAATGATACATCTATAATAAAGATGAATGACGGAGAAACTTTTGGTGTTTACAATTCAATAAAGACAATAGGAAAACTTCTTGAAGAAGATAAAAAATAAGCAACTATGGATAAGAAAGAGAAATCAATCAAACTTCATCTAGATAAGGCTATTGGTTATTCAGGCAAGGCTCTTGACGAGTTGCAAATCGCTCTAAATATTGCTTTGGAAGGAAAAGGGCTTAGTGACGAGGAAAAGGAACTTTTAAGCGTTGACTTTGCAACAGGATCAGAAGAAGCCGTAGAGCGTATTGCTGATGGTAGTTGTAATGATGAACATATCAGTGCATGGGATAGTCCAATTAGAGACTGCCGAATATCTGAGGTATATCGCATGACAGGTGAGCAGATACGTGAATATTTTAATTTGTGACAACTATGGATAAGAAGAAAGTTAAAGAGCTGATACAAGAAGTTATCAGCAATAATGTTGATAGCTTGGAGTTTGGAAACGATAAGCATAATGCTCCTTTAAGAAAAGCGAATAGCTTATTGCATGATGCTTTGATAGAGTTAGGAAAGTCAGACTGGGTATCTGTTGAGGATGGGTTGCCTCCTTACGGAGAAGAAGTCTTTGTAACAAGCAAGATGGCTCCTGATAATGTTTTCAAAAACAGAAGAGTGGAATGCGCAACTGTCCCAAAAGATAGTAATGGCTTCATTATCTTATGAAAAGGAAGAATGGCTTCTATCACTCATTGGAAACCTATTGAAAAGTTGGAGGAATAAATCGCAAGTCTTGTGAGTTGTATGAACCAAAGTAAAAAGGGGTAGTTGCCGCTACCCCGAAAAAGATTCATTCTGCTTATACTAAGAAAGAAAAGCAAGTCCCATTTTTGGGATAGATGCGCTTTCCGTTCCTAATGATGTACTTGCAGAAAACACGAACCTTGTTGTCATTTGGATTCTTTTCCATCAAAAGTCCCTCCATCGTTTATCCAGACTTCTCTATCTGGGGGAATACTGCCCACTACAAAGCAGTACAAGAAAAAAGCCCCTAAGCGGCAACTAAGGGGCTTTGTAATCTCCTTGAACAGAGGAAGAACGGCGTGTAGTGTCGCCGATGGGGGACTATGATGTCCTAGAATCCAAGTGCAAAGGTAATCATTTATATGATTATATAAACAATAACAATGTTAATGTGTTTTAAATATGTTCTAATTTAGACTACTCTAAAATAATATATAAATTTATAGTTAATTATGGACAGAAATCAAGCTAAAGAGTTTTACCCTATCTTGCAAGCATTTGCAGAAGGAAAGGTGATTGAGTGTAGGACAAAACCAAGTGCCGTAGAAGGCACAGATATTCCGAATGATTGGACGGAAATGACAGAGATTGAGTTTTGGAATAATACAGAGTACCGAATTAAGCCAGAACCAAAATATCGCCCATTCAAGGACGCAGAAGAGTGCTGGAAAGAAATGCGAAAGCATTATCCATTTGGGTGGGTGAAGTTGAAAGCTACTGGAAAATATTTTATTCAAAAAGCTGTAGGTGATTTCTTAGCTGTAGTTGGTCTTGATGATAGACCAACTAGTTATGATAAATTATTCGAGGAATGCACCTTTGCCGACGGACTTCCGTTTGGCGTAAAAGTGGAGGAATAGTTATGGC